CTTCCAAGGTACTTCTATCTCTTCGATAACATAATACGCATAACCAATGCTTTGCGGCGGTGTGTCAGGATCTACAAATATACGAAAAGGATCTTTACGCATGTAATAAGTAAACCCATCGCGCATAACATCGTTGCTTACATAAGGAGGAAACGAATCTGCACCTACAGGGTTCCAACCAAACTTGCCCCAACCTACTCCGCAAAACGCTGTATCAAATATTTGCTGATGTACCTCGACCTTAGCTTGCATTAACTTTAGCGCACTATTAGCAGACTTCTCTAATACTCTAGATACGGCATTCCAATCTATTCCTAGACGCTCGTAAAGAGGCTCAGCCATCACATTAATATGCGGATAGTTAAAAGCTACAGAGGCTAATATCTGCCTCATAATAGGATACATCCTAGATAGCCTGATAGTCTTTTCTTCATCTAAACCAGGAAGCTCTATCTTTAACTCGTACGAATCGAGCAAACGTTTCCATGTCTGATGACGCTCATCCATTGCATCCTTAGATGCCTCTATCTGACTATGCCAAAAACTTTTGTCTGAACCGTCCATTGTTTAATTCATTTGGGTAATGTGATAACGACCGACACTCTTACCGTCACTATCTAAGTCGTCAAGGATGTCCTGTCCGTTGCCATACATCTCTTCTAAATCACGAGCCATAGGACGATAGAAGTGTATCATACCATAGCGCCATTCGTCTGCCGCATGATCTTCTGCTTCTGTATTTAAATCTTCTATATTTTTCTCACTTCGAGGTAACGCAGGTACGGTACGTACAAAATGATCATTCCACCCCTCAAACACTTTAAAAGTGCCATGCACTAATGCATCTTTACATGCACGCCATCCATTAATACGATCATTATTAGCGCGTGTTAGATACAGCCCTTCTTCCTGAAATACATCAGTTGGACTTTTTGTATATTTTTCGTGCATTCTTCGTTTTGTCCACATAGACGGATCTGCGTATATTAATGACGGGGGTCTTCCGCCAGTAAAAGGGCACGATTCAATTCGGTGTCTGATTTCTCGTGCGTGCTCTGCACCCGTGCGTTCACCTTGATAATACTCCATAATACGCCATACAACGCCATCATAGTCGATAGCGTACAAACCGAAAGAAGCAGGAGCGACTTCACCATAATCTAACGCTCCGTACAGTTGCCAGTCAGAAGGTATTTCAAATGACGGCTTAACAATCTCTGAGTTTTGCCACATTGAAAAATACTGCCCTGGATAAATATCCCAATCACCATCTAAGTATGCTCTTCGTAAATGTTCGTCTTTAATTGCTTTTAAAATTTTTATATACGCTGGGTCAGCAGCCATCAGCGCAGGGTTATCGTATACCTTTGCAGGTATGTATTCATAATTTTCAGCGTCTTCTATCTCGTTATCAAACAACTTATCTACCCAAAGACGCTTAACCCAGAGATGCCCTACTCCCCCAGGGTTCCCAGTAGCCCACATAACGGGCTTAACTCCAGGCTTAGATGTTCGATTTGATGTGCTAATCATTTGCCATTGAAACTCTGTAAACTGCGTGACTTCCTCGACAAAAATATAATCAAACTCTTGTCCTTGATACTGAAATACATCGTCTTCGTGTTCTGAATGCCCAAACATAAGTTGTGACGCGTTAGGTAAGTATAACACATTTTCACTTTTGTTGTACCAGTTACGCATCTCGGGAAACTGACGAAACAAAGGCCGTACGTGATTACCGTCTAGTTGTTTAAAAGTCCTTCTAATTATTAAGCCTGTTGTTCCCGCGTTCTCCATCAGCATCGTCAGCATGATTAGCCTGCTTCCGTGACTCTTCCCTCCACCTCTCGCTCCTCCGTAGAAAGGATGTCGGATTCCGTTGCGTACTGACTCTAACAGCTGAAACTGCTTTGGTTGGAGCTTGAAATCGAACTCCAGGCTTTCGTTTTGGACTTTTGTTCTTCCCATGCGCTGATTGCACTTTTCTTATGTCATCATATTTAGGCAGCAATAACTGCGATATATCACGCTCAGTAATTCCAAGCTCTCTGTCTTCGTTTACAATATCCTTACATACCTCTATACAATCTACAGGATCAAGCCCTAATGAATCTAAATATATTTTCATATTTGAGGTAAACCATATATCTATAACAGAATCGTTGTTTATCCAATCCTTTTCATACTCTTTTACGAGATCACGTATGTCGTAGTAGTGCAACTCTTGGGCAGCTGCGATATCCATTAAAGATTGTTTGCCTTTAGTTATATTCTCGTGCGCTAAGTGCATCCAATCTAAATCACGCCATTTATACAGTACAGCAGTTGTCTCATTAATCTGCTCTACTACAACTGTAAGACACAATCTAAAGTAACGCTTTTCTATCTCGTTATCAAGCGCATCTTCTACATTCCAAAAAGACTGCACATTGTATGACGAAATATCTAAACGCAACTCATCTTCAGATAACGATCCATTAGGAAGCCCCCACGCCATCGGCTATTACCTCCATTGTTTTGTCTAGAGTGGCTGATTTATTACCTTCGTATTTATCTATATTTACTACAATTTGTGGCCCTGTTGCTAAAGACTCGCCGTCTTCTTCTACTTGCATAAGCCTTGTTTCTTCACGAGCTTGCGAAAGGCATTTAAGCATTATATCGTGGTTCCGATCGCCTTCTGCTGCTAGGTAGTTCTCTTCTAGTCTACGCAGCCTATTCGCATAAGACGCGATAGGTATGTGCGCTATGAGCATCGAACGCTTGCTTTGCTCTTTGCTTATTAGTGTCTGCACATGAGGCTTACCTATTTCACGCTTGATAGCGGCCACAGAGGTGTTAAGAGCCTTTGAAATCTCTGACGCAGTTCTGCCTTCGTACACTAGCATGGTGACTAACGACGCAGCATCTAACATACGGTCATTGACTAATTCTGCCGTAGGCTCAGCGTTCTTGCTAAATTTATTTAAGTCGCGCATTTAAAGCGCTGGCCCCACAGGTGTCATCATATTTGGCCCGCCCCTAGTGTCCATAGGAGGCTGACCTAATTCCTCAAACTGTTGCGTATCAACAGCTAATCTACTTAACAACTCTTCTAACTGCTGTTGCACTTGAGGATCTTCCGCAACCTGTGCATCTTGCATAACAGCCTGTAATAGCTCTGCATCCTCAGGCAACATTTTTGATATGTCTACCTGCATCGAACCGTTAGGCCCAGGAATGTCTACAATACTTGATTGCATGTCTCCCTGTCCCATAACTCCTAATGACTGTGCGTTCGCCATACCTGGCATCGGTACCACCTTTGTTAAATTCGCCAACCGAAATTATACATTCCGATTACCGAGCCTTGCGTGCTGTCTTCTTAGACTTTGCAAAAGCCTTAGCTGTCGGCGCACCCTTACTACCCACCTTTCTCATCTTCTCTCCTGATCCGCCTTTGATACGCTTACGCTTTGCATGTATATTTGCGTATAACCCCTGCTTCTTTGCCATTACCATTTCACCTTGTTGGCCCAGTATGCAGCACTCATATTACCTTTAGATATATTCTTTGCATGACGCGCTTTAAAACTTCTACGCCTTGCTTTACCTGCAGCACTTTTCGGACTCTTGCCGGCACCACTTACGCCTTGCTGTCCAAACCTTATCAGCTTAACCTTACTACCACTCTTCGCTAACACAGCATGACTCTTAGTCTTATGCTTAGGAGTACGCTTAGGTTTATTGTATCCTGAAAAGTTTTCACTGCCTCTTGATATAGCCATTTTTCATTTTCTTTAAAATTCTAGCACGCCTGCATTATTGGTACCATACTTCTTAATGGTGGATGTGCCCCCGGGCGGGTTGGGCGAACAAAGGTTTGGCTTACCGAACACCCGTATGCTGTACCCAACAACCGTCCTACGTACCAATCAATCGTTGCCCGTAGGCACCAATCGTAAGTCTGACCAATCAAATGCGGCCAACCTGTCGCGTTGTCTTATGTATGAAACCACCGTATACATAGGCCAACAATAGTTCGGTACACCTAACAGATGTACGCAGCCACAATCAAAGATTATCCATATGCTACAAGTGTAGCGCAAAAGTAACTAATGTTCATACTATAATATTAATGTATTTCAACCCTAACCACAAGATGCACAAATTAGCACTATCTCTAATCCCTCTCAGAGCCCTATCTACCCACACCCCTAGTAATATGTCCAGCCCTGGCCTTAAGGCTCTCAGAATGGCTCTCAGCGCCTCTCAAGGGATATGGTGTGGCCTAGCTAGGTCCGATGGGCTAGGTCTAGACCAATGATACGGGGGGGATCTTGCCTAGAGTATGACCAACAAAAAAAGTGAGAAAAAAGTGAAAATAATCGGAACTGTTGAGGGGGGTCGAGCATCTAATATATAACACGAAACGAGAGGGAACAAAAAGCCAAAAGTACATGACGGAAAGTAGGCTGGCAACCTAGCAGAAAAATTGA